GAAGGCGAAGACGGCTGGGAAGCTCAAGACCAGCAAGTCGGGCACAAGTTCTCCACGCTCACAAAAATAAACGACCTTCGGTCACACACAAGAGCAGCTTTGCCAGGAGACAAGTTCACCACAGAAGAAGAAGCCTTAGACAGAGCAGAAGAACTCGGTTGTGAAGGCACTCACACAATGGACGAGAACGGGCAGACAATATACATGCCTTGCTCTACGCACGACCGCTACGAGGAACTTACCGGAACAGAAGAAACTTACAGTGAAGAACGAGACGTAAACTTAGACCCGCCTGCTTACATGAGAGCAGCAGCCCGACAGGGGTTGAAATACTACGAGGAAGGCTTGGCAGGAGATGGACTTGTGGAGCGCACTGTGCGAGAAGCTAGAGCAATGGTTCAAGGGAACGTCACCGCTGATAAGTGGGTTCGTCTTCGGGCTTGGGTTGCTCGTCACATGGGTGACCTTGATAGTCCTAGTGCAGATCCTGACCATGAGGATTATCCTTCTGCTGGTGTCGTAGCTCACCTACTTTGGGGTAGTGGACCAAGCAAGAGAGCTGCACGGCGAACCCTAGAGTACGCCGAAGGAGTTGTTAGTAGACTTGAAGAAGAAAACTCTTTGAGAACAGCAAGCGGTGAGGCAATGAGTAAATTAGAAACTAGATACAGAGTCACAGATATTGAGGTGCGTGATGAAGAAGACGGCATGCGTTTCACAGGATACGCTGCAGTATTTAACAGCGCCAGTGAGCCACTCCCGTTCAGGGAAACAATCATGCCTGGTGCATTCAAGCGATCAATCGAGTCACGTAACGACATAAAGATGCTTTACAACCACGACACTGGCAATGTTTTGGCATCTACTCGTGCAAAGACTCTGCGTCTCTACGAGGACGAGCGTGGACTAAAGGTAGAGGCGATGTTGCCAAACACAACACTCGGTCGTGACACAGCAGAGCTATTGCGCAGGGGAGACCTAGACAGCATGTCATTCGGTTTCTCAGTGCCTCGGTCAGGTGACTCTTGGTCTGAGGATGGCATGAACCGCACCCTGCATTCGGTTCGTCTGCACGAGGTCAGCATTGTTGCTTTCCCTGCTTACAGCCAGACCGCAGGCACGACAGCAGTCCGTGGTTTGCAGGCTATTGCACAGAGAGCAGAAGTAGACGCAGACCTGCTGGCAGACACGATGTTGAAGATTGAAGAAGGCAAGTCTTTGACAGAAGAGGAAGCCGGAGCCATGAACAAAGTACTCGGTCAACTAAGCCCTGAAGCAGAGACTGAGGAAAAGAAAGAAGAACTAGACGGTATGCTAGAACTACAGAAGAAAAAGCTTCAGTACCTGATTGATGGGATCTAAGAAATGGCAAGCAAAGAAGAAATAAAGAAAGCAATTCTTGCGAGCGTGGGCAACCCCGAGAGTGGTCCTATCGCACAGAACGCAGATAAGATGGCGGAAGCAGTCTGCTGCATCGACGACAAACCAAAGGTCGAAGAGAAAGCAGAGCCAAAAGCTTCTAAGCCAGTAAAAGAAACCCGAGTACAAGAAGCGTCTGAAATTCGCTAAATAGGGTTTCGCCCCTCCTACGACTGCTACCTCAGTAGGAGGGGTTTTTCTATTGATAAACTATTACTAACGGATGTGAGTCAGCTCTGCCGTTATCAGTCCAGCGTCAGCGCTGCTGAGAACTAAACGACTACGAGTAAAAAGGAGTAAAGACTAATGTCTTTTATTAAGTCACAAGAGGAGAAGCGTGCCAACTTGGTCATGCAGATCCGTGAAGTGATTGACTCCGCTGAAGCAGAGGGTCGTGGACTCGACGCTGCTGAGCTGGAGAAAATCAACCGCATTGAAGCAGACATCAACTCTGTTGCAGAGTCAATCGATGTCGCAAAGCGTTCAGAAGAGCGTTCAGCACAGGCTGCTGAGGTTGCACAGGACTTCGTTCCTGCAACTGAGAGCCGTTCAGAGAGCGACATCTTGCGTCACATTGCTGAGACCCGTGGAGCACACGAGTTTGAGGCACGTACCATTGTCCCAACCGACAACACAGTACCCAAGAGCTTCTACGACCAGGTATTCGACGTAGCACGTCTCGTCGGCCCAATGCTAGACGTAGGACAGCGCTTCAACACCACTACAGGTGAGGACATCACTTACCCACTGCTAAACGCTTACAGCACCGCAACCCTGAAGGGCGCTGGAAGTGCACTAGGCGAGAGCGAGCCAACATACAGCAGCTTGACCCTTGGTGCGTTCAAGTACGGTCTGTTGATCCCAGTTGCAAACGAGCTAATCACTGACGCTGGATTCGACATCACCTCACACAGCATTTACCGCTGATGACCTAATCGACCTGCAGTACACCCTTGACGGTGCTGCTCGCAGACTGCCAGGTGTTGCTTACATGGCAAACGGATCATCAATCGGTGCAATGCGTAAGCTAAAGGACGACAACGGAAACTACCTCTACCAGGTAAACGTTGGTCAGCCAGACGCATTCGCAGGCTACGAGATCGTAGAGAACCCAGCCATGGCAGACGTAGGAACAACCGCAAAGAGCGTTTTGTTTGGACACATGCCATCATTCCTCGTCAGGACCGTGGGCGGTATTCAGGTCGCAACATCAACTGACTACGCATTCAACCAGGATGTAACCACATTCCGTGTGCTAATGCGTGTTGACGGTGACTTGACTCACGAGAGCCACATCAAGCACTTCGTAGGAGCAGGCTCCTAAGCCATTCTTACGAATTAGACGGAGGCCCAGCGTTTGTAGGTTGCGCTGGGTCTCTTTCTGTTTGCTAGGATGCTGGTATGGCAAACCTACAAGACTTAGCAGTATCTATCGTTTCTAACAGCCCTGGTACGCCAACTGGCTATGGGGTGCAAGCAGAGCTGTTAGCGCACAACTTATTGCACTCTGGTGCAAAAGTAGCCTCCTTTTCTAACTACGGACTAGAAGGACAAATCACACACATAGACACGCCATTCGGTCGCATAGAGCACTACCCACGTGGCTTGCGTCCGTATAGCGATGACGTGCTACCGCACCACTTTGCACACTTCAAAGCAAAGCACCCACACAAAAAGCACATCATCTTGACGCTGTATGACGTATGGGTGTTGCAGAATCCTGCATTAGACAGCTTGCCAATCTATTCATGGACACCTCTCGATCATGTGACTATGCCACCTGCGGTTGAGCAGTTCTTACGCAAAGACAACGTGCATCCGATAGCCATGGCACCATTCGGTCAGAGAGAGCTAGAGGCAAAGGGACTTGAACACAGTTATGCACCGCACGCATTTGACCCAAAGAAGTATCAGCCAACAGAGAAGATAGGGCAAAAGAAAACCCGTGACTTTATGGGCATCGGTGAAGACGACTTCTTGGTAGGCATGGTTGCTGCTAACAAAGCGAACGGACAGATACACCGGAAGGCTTACGCAGAAAACTTTATGGCTTTTGCGCTGTTTCTAAAAGACAACCCAGATGCCAAGCTATACGTGCACGCTGACCCTAGCAAGGCATACGGTGGCTTCGACTTGGGTAACTTGGCAAAGGCCGTGGGAATCCCTCAGGACAACATACTGTTCCCAGATGCGCTTGACTTACGCTATGGGTTCTCAGAAGAGCACATGGCAGCTCTGTACACAGCTATGGATGTTTTGCTGGCACCTAGTTACGGAGAAGGCTTTGGAGTGCCAACGATTGAGGCACAGGCTTGTGGCACACGAGTAATCGGTTCTGATTGGGCAGCTACGTCAGATCTTGTCAGTGAGGATGGTTTTGTGGTTGACGGACAGCCGTTCTGGGACGAGGCGCAGTCAAGCTGGTTTATGATTCCTAAGATACCCAGCATTGTCAAAGCGTTACAGCAGGCAACAGAAGAAGAGAGACACTCACAAGCATCTGTGGACTTTGCACTGCAATTCAGTAATCAGAACGTGTGGACTAAGCACTGGAAGCCATTCTTCGAGGGTCTTCTATGATTCCTGTACTTGGCTTTGCAACGATTAGCAAGTTTGACCTGGCAGACAGACTGCTGAGAAGCATTGACTATCCGGTAGAGCACCTAGTGATTGTCAACAACTCTGGAACAAAACAGTGGCAACCTGATAAGCATTATCAAATCAACACCGCACGCCCCTTACTGGGTAATACCAAACGATGACTGCCACTTCGAGCCTAGTGCACTAGAAACGATAGCCAACACCGTGCAGTACAACGCCTTTAACTTTGTACAGATAGACACTAAGTGGAGCTGTGTAATACCAGGCGAGGGCGCAATCAGGGATGCTGGACTCTGGGACGAGATATATCACCCTATCTACTTTGACGATAACGACTTTGAACGCAGACTTGTACACGCAGGCGTACCGCTAGTTACCTTGGATGCGAAGGTGCATCACGACAATAGCTCTACGCTAAAGTCTGGCTACGAGGCCAAGAACCACATAACCTTCGGGCGTAATCAACGCACCTTGCAGAGGAAAGAACAATCAGGCTACTATGGCGTACACGGCTGGAACCTCGACACTAGGAGAGCGAACTCATGGGACTAACTCTTTACACCGGAGGCACGTTTGATTTGTTTCACGCAGGCCACGTAGAGTTTCTAAGACAGTGCAGCATGATCGCAAAAAAAGTCATCGTTAGCTTGAACACAGACGAATTTATAGAGGAGTACAAAGGTAAGCCTCCTGTCATGAGCTATTGGGAGCGACAAGAGGTTCTAAGAGCCTGTGTGTGGGTAGACGATGTTGTGCCTAACACTGGCAACGCTGACAGCAAGCCTGCAATCTTAGAAGCTAAGGCTGACATTGTAGCTATCGGCTCTGATTGGGCACGAAAAGACTATTACAAGCAGATGCAGTTCACACAGGACTGGTTAGACGAGCACAATATCTGTTTACTTTACATACCGTACACACTTGGCATAAGCTCAACTGATATAAAGAACAGGCTCTCGAAACGATAGAATAGATACATGGCTATTGAGAATGGGTATTGCACGCTTCAAGAACTAAAAGACGTGCTAAGAATTACAGATTCGGTTGATGATACTCTGCTAGAGACAAGCATTGAAGCTGCATCTCGACAG